AACCTACGTAGCCCCGAAAGGCGACCATTTTACATGGATATTGCTGCAAACAATCTTCAATATCTTTATAAATTTCAATGAGCATTTCTTGACTTATAATATACATTAATTCCAAACAAAAGTCAAGAGAAAATTTGGCTGACGAGAAGGGACTTGAACCCCTAACCTAGTGGTTAACAGCCACTTGCTCTGCCTATTGAGCTACTCGTCAGTGTAAACACTTAATTAAAGAATAAACAGATTAACCTTGTTTTCATGTTGCCGTTTACACCACATCCCCAAAAGGAGACGCTGGGATTCGAACCCAGATCTTTTTTTGATAATAAAAAATTAAGATTTATTGCTGAAATCAATCTTCATTATTCTTTAATTAAGTGTTTGTCAAAGAACTAAATTAATTGCGGGAGGTGGATTTGAACCACCGACCTCGAGCTTATGAGGCTCGCAAGCTAACCACTGCTCCATCCCGCAATAAAATTTATACACATCCACAGTCTTCAATAACATCCGCCTCATACATTAGTGATAGATTAAACGCATAATCATAATCATTAATTATAACCATAGCACTATCAATTTTATTCGTCCAGTCAGAAAAACTATAGGTTATTGATTTTAACCATAGACCACTTTTGTGTTTTATTTTATATTCCATAATACATCCTTTCAATATTGGTTGTGATGGGCAGAATCGAACTGCCGACACCATGCGTATGAGACATGTGCTCTACCAATTGAGCTACATCACAGTAAAGTTTCTTAATTAAGATGACACAGAACTAACTTTTATGACAACTGCTCTATCCACTGAGCTACCCCCTACTATATAGGAGGGAGGGATTTGAACCCACGACCAATCGTTTGTTATAGTAGTTTTTGCTGTAAATGTTCTTCAGTCATCTTAATTAAAAAACTTATTGGTGTCCCCTTGCGGACTCGAACCGCAAACCTATGCATTAAAAGTGCATTGCTCTAGCCAATTGAGCTAAGGAGACGAATTAAATGATAAACAGAATGTACCTGGGATTGAACCAGTTAGTTTCCGATTTGTGGTCAGAAATTTTAACCTATTTTGTTTGCTGAAAACATTCTTCATTATCATAAATTTGGAGCCACAGGAGGGAGTCAAACCCACGCGCTTCCGATTACAAGTCGGATGCTCTATCAACTGAGCTACTGTGGCATTAAAAACTATTTCAAAGAACGTTTAAGTGGATCATTAAGGAACACCCTAACATATTCAACACTCAAACTTAACACACTAAATATACATCATGCACACTTAAAAGTCAAGACATTTTTTTTAAAATAATGGTCTTCCATCAAGCCCGACAATACTACTAGGAACATGTATATCAACAATAGGAATATCGGAGTCAGGTTTAACATTTTCTTCTTTTTCTTCTGATTTACTGACATGGCTTGAATATATAGTATGCATAATACCTGTATCAGAATCAATATCCGAAACACACACTATCGACACACTACCATCGTTATTCATATCAACATTAGTTGCTATAAATAACTTTTCTCGTGTCTCTGGATCAGTAAGGAGCAAATCTGCCAAGAAATTTTTCGACTCGGCGTGTGCACTTTCTTTGTCAAACACAGGAACTTCTTTTTCTTCACTCATAAACTTTCCTTTTCAATTAAATGGTGCTGGTGGTGGGACTCGAACCCACACGGACATATAGTCCAAGGGATTTTTATTGGGACATCATTTGGGATGTCCTCTAAAAGTCCCTAGCGTATACCATTCCGCCACACCAGCATTTTTGGTCACATATTCTATCCCGTGCAATATCGGGAACCTGTTTCTACTTAATAGTGGATCAGAAATTTTTGGCAGGGGTAGATGGATTTGAACCACCGATACGGATTTCAAAGACCCGTGCCTTAGACCATCTAGGCGATACCCCTGTAATTTCAAAGACAAGTATAATATAATTTATTTCATATCAAATGTCAATAGTTATTTATACCATTTTTCAAAGAACTTGGAGCGGGATGAGAGATTCGAACTCTCACCTAAACTTTGGAAGAGTCTCATGCTAAACCGTTAAACACCAATCCCGCTTTTATTTTTCGTATAAAGTTTCAACTTTGTTAGTTCCATATTTAGAACAGACATAATATAATTAATTCCAACTTAAAAGTCAAGAACTATTTTGGCAGGTCGTGAGAGAATTGAACTCCCAACAAAGGTTTTGGAGACCCTTATGTTACCACTACACCAACGACCTACAATTAATTCCAACCTTGTTTATATTCTAGTGAATGCCATCTATCCGCACAAGCACTTGCTGCCCAGGCATCTGGTTTAAGTTTAGCATCCACACCACATACACCCTTAACATATCCTACTGCTTGATTAGCAACTTTATTAGAAAGATGTTGTTCATCCGGGTTTAAATCTAGATGAACTTCTATGTCCCTATCTACTAATGGAGCAAGATCAAGGTACAAGTCAGAAACCTTATATACTTCATTCATCAATCTGTATTTAGGTTCGCGTTTGTATTGTTCTCCTTTACCTATAATATCCTGTTCGAATATTCCGAAAACTCTACCCCCACGACTACCTTCGAGATGGATAACAATTACTGTTGTGTAGCGAACCTTTTTTACTTTAGCCTTGCCACGCTTAACTACTTCTGAATCGCACCCGATGTATATTTTACTATCCTTCGATGATTCATTGATTTGCTTTGCAACATCTGTTAATTCCATTTTTCAATCTCCTCTCAATAATAAAAAAGACCTCATCATTTCTGGTGAGGTCTTTGTGTCTTTGAGATTTTTATCTTAATCTAAAACGAAGCCTCACCTATGGATATACCGATTTGATTTGTATCAGTTGTTCCTAATACAATTCTGCCCCAATACATATTTTTTGTCTGTTTCTTCATCGGTATTATCCTATTAAATGTCGTTTCTAATTTTATCATAATATTATTTATATATTTTCCCAAATCAACTTACAAAATAATGGCAGAGAGGACAGGAGTCGAACCTGCAAGCCCCATAAGAGACGACTGATTAGCAATCAGCTTCCTTACCATTCGGATCACCTCTCTATTTTAATTCATCTTGGTTAGCAATATAAGTTTTACCGTAACCAAGATTTCCTAGTCTTTCTTCTTTAAGCAATTCTTTTGATGACATATATCCACGATAAGTATATTTTGGAAATTTTCCTGTCATCAAAACATATATATCAACATTGTGCTCTTTCCAAGGAACTGCCAACAGTCTCCCGTTTGGGTATACCGTGGTCTTAACATCAATGGTTTTATTCTTGTATACTAAATCACCTACATCATTAGCCGAGTTTCTGATATGAACAGAAAAGTCGGGAAAAGCATTAATTAGTTTACAGAACGCAACCTCACCACCAATACCTTCTAAATCTGTAACATCGTCGGATTGATTTCCAACTTTACTATTGGTTACACCCTTGTCCCTATTGTTCTTATGACGCAACTCTGCAATCAATCTACAAATCGCTTGCTCACCAGAATTCAATTCAACAAGTTTATTCTTTTTCATCAACTATCCTCACTAAATTTACAGACGTAGGAGAGATTTGAACTCTCGATCCCATTCACGGGACTTGTGCGGTTTTGCAGACCGACCCCTTAAACCAACTCGGACACTACGTCATACATTTAATTATATTAGAAATTGTAGACTTTGCACACCCAAAATGAGCAACAATATCTGTTTGTCTCATTCCACTATTATACATTTTTAATATCTCGTCTTTATCTAATGGTGTTCTCCGTTCTTTATGACTTCCTACCCTATTGTATATTTCGTGTTTTAACATATCAAATCTTTTAATATCTGTATGTGCTTGTATATGACAATTAGCACAGAGAACATTACACTTATCCAATTCATGTTTTATTTCTTCCGTTAGCATGTTCAATGTCTTATATGTGCCAGTAACCTTACACACTTGAAATTTTTTATCATGTGTATGATGAAATATTAAAGACGAACTATATTTATCAAATCCACACACATCACATTTAAATTTATTTTTAAACTCTAAAAATGTTTTCTTATTTAATACATTTTTACTATTATCTATAATTTGGTGTAATTCGAAATGACAATTATTACATAATAATGTACATTTTAATAGTTCCTGTTCTATAACACTCCATCTGTATGTACTTAAATTTTTAATACATTCTTCTTTTTCTTTAGAAACATTATGATGAAAGCATAATTTAAAAATATTAATTTCACCACAGTGCTCACATTTACCACCTAGTAACTCAATGGCCTTTATTTTCTTTGTCCATCTCAACACATACGAATTATCAGACTTATTCATAAGTTCAAATCTCCTTTATATGTATTTATATAAATTAGATTCGAACTTTACACATTGGTAGGGTAGGTGGGACTTGAACCCACATTTTCAACGTACCAATTACACATGTCCACCTTATAAGAGTGGCGTGGTACTACCCTATAGATTTTGGTGTGACCGGTGGGACTTGAACCCACAACGACTGGAACCACAATCCAGTGCTCTACCAATTGAGCTACAGCCACCATGTATCATTATCGTGTACATTCATATATCAATTTACCACATGCTTCACATGTTATTTTACCGTTGATTACTCTAGCATTTTCAATATTGAGTAATCCAATTACACCACATGTGAGCACATTATATTTTTCGTCACCTATTCGGCATCTTCCTGGTTTATCGCATACACACCGATAATCCATATAATCTTGAACATAACTCGTTAAACTCATAATTTCTCCTAATCAGTGGTAGGGATAGAAGGACTCGAACCCTCAAGTCTCTCCGTTCGTAGCGGAGCGATTTATCCAATTAATCTATATCCCCATAAATGGTACGGGCGGGGAGATTCGAACTCCCGATTTCCTGGTCCCAAACCAGGCGGAATAACCAGACTATCCTACACCCATATAATTTTTATTTTTTAACGGTCTTGTACTTATTGTTAATGATATAACTCATAGTACCTTTAGAAGTGATTCCGTATTCGGACATCAACTCATTATATGTCACACCGTTTTTATGCTTTTCTTTCATTTCCAACACCTCGTCATCGGTAAACTTTCTAACTTGTGCTGATGCTGTTATCGAACATCTATCACGAACTTCTTTGGGTTTATCCATCATATTAGATGACGCTGTACCTATTTCAATGTTATCATATGAATTATCTAACGAATTTCCATTCAAATGCCGAATATGTATACCATCTTTAAATGCATCAATACCAAATTTTTGATATGCTACCAATTTATGAACTAGTACGGTTCGTCTATCATTATCATAATTCTTGATAGTAAATACATAATACCGGTATTTAGAAATTTTATTCGAACTATAACCAAGTCTCAATATTCTACCACCATAAGGACTAATAGCGTCACCTTTAGAGTTTACTCGATATCCTTTTTCAAATGCACATATAACATTCGAACTCAATTGTGATAATTCCATCACACCCCCCATAAAATAATATCTCGCAGATAAATAAAGTTTAACAGATTGATTGTTTGCGTCACCAATTGCGCCAATTCCCCGTAAATGTGGGGAATGCAGGACTCGAACCTACAATTTTTTGTTTTTGCTGTAGCCAATCTTCATAAACTTTAAATTTAAATACGAAACAGAAGTACTTTTGTCAGCTACTACAAATTATAAGTTTGTTGCTTGATTTTTTGCTGTAATACTTCTTCATTCGTATATTTCAAAGATCTAATATTGGTAGCCTGTAGGAGGATCGAACCCCTGTCGCAAGAGTGAAATTCTTGTATCCTAACCACTGGACGAACAGGCCATATAAACTTATTTTAGTCTCGTACAGACCTAACGTTAACGTGTGCTACCACTACACTATACCCCGGTAAAATCGGGGCAGAAGGAATCGAACCCTCGCTACGTGCTCCCATTGCATATTGACTATTGCTGTAATCGATCTTCAACGAGACTAAAATAAGTTTACATTTCAAAGAATAAAGATAAGTTAAAGGGCATATTTCAATTGCAATCAAAATATGTGTCTAACTCCAGGGTACTTCGTATTAGTTGCAATCCCTCTACATAACGGGCTAGCTAAAATCGATTTGCCTCATTATTCCCCTATACATTAACTCATCTAATAAATAAAATAGTGTGTTGCTACACCAAAAGAACCTACATATAGACGTCCCTTTCTATATGTGGAAGTCATTAACTTCACTTACTCCTATTTGCCCCGCAGCACATCACAACTGTACACCTTGCATTGCTATAGATGTTTTGTTGCATATCGCACTTTGGGTAGTTCGTCCTACTCATTAAAGGATGGCTACTTCTAAGCCTACCTACTACTTTATATAATATACGGTCCGATACAGATTGAATTTTTCTTTTTTTATTTGGCAAAAAAATTAAATTTGTTGCTGCAATCAATCTTCAATCGAACTGTAATTTCAAAGAACATATCGAGTACTTTCTGCCGGGTATTGGTAGTTTTCCAATTACCGATGACCAATCGGCTGTAAACACCTATCCTTTTATGTAGTCACACATAATACTTTCAGCTTCCTCGTACTCTAATAGGGTTTCGCCATATCAGACCCCCCAGCAAGAAGTACTCGATTTTAAAGAACACTTCTAATATAATTCATTCCAACAGAAAAGTCAAGAACTTTTTTATTTTTAATGGTGGAACTGACAAGATTCGAACTTGCGACTTTTACCTTGCAAGGGTAACACTCTCCCAACTGAGTTACAGCCCCATTAAAAAATTAATAATAAGGAAAGTAGAAGAATCGAACTCCGAGCATATTTCAGCCCCCCTGGGGTTCAGGCCCAGTTGCCGACCATTCAGCGGTACTTTCCATTAAATAATATCATGTCAAAGATCTATTGGTGTTTAAACCAATTATAGTTATTTTGTTTTTGAACTGGTTGTCTGTTACGGTTACATACTATACATTTAGTCATTGATTCCCAATCATCTGTTGGGCAATTATGACAATCCGTTATTTTACAACAAATCCACTTATCTAAAGCATATTGCTTTTTATCTATCATACATCACTTTCTATTTAGTAGCTCGGGAGGGACTTGAACCCTCAATCTCCTTACGAAGAGTCTGTTCTTGAGACAGATGTGTATTCCATTCCACCACCGAGCCATATATTTGGTGATCGAGGAGAGATTTGAACTCTCAATCCCTCACGGGCGTTGCGTTCTAAGCGCAATGCGTATCCCAGTTCCGCCACCCGACCATTTCAAATAACCCACATAATATACATTAAAACATTTTAAAAGTCAAGTAAAAAAAAAGAGTTCCAACTTTTTTGTTAGAACTCTTTGATCGATGCAACTGTTTAATCTCTAAATTCTAACTATTTATATTCTCCTGGGAGTTCCGCACTGGGTGCTATATGGCACAACGACTCACAACGTGATTCGTTTTTAAAAGATATAAATGTAAATTTCTGTGTCATATTATTCCCTACGAAAGTCAAATTTATCGGTTATAAGATTATTTATATATTTTTCCAATTATAACCTATCCACTGCCACAACATTCCTCATTTTTATAATTCTTCTACTACATTCAGGAACTAATTTCAACTGCATCATTTAATGTCTTTATACTGTCATTATTCATTTTATTGCATCTTTCAGATAATTAATATATACATCATTCTCACACATAGTCTTTCCAGGAGAATCAGAAAGTTTAGCAACGGGTCTCATATCATCTTTAGTTATACCACATTCAACCATCTTGATAACGATTTGAAGAGGCTCATACCCGAGGTCATTTGTTAAATTTGTTCCAATTCCGAAACTTACATTAATACGATTTTTGCAGTGTTCGGCAATTTCTATTGCAAGTTCAACATCTAAACCATCACTGAAAACTATTGATTTGGTTTTAGGATCGATACCAAGATTATTATAGTGTTCGATTATTGCATCAGCAAAATAAAACGGATCACCGCTATCATGCCTTACACCATCATATAGTTTAGCGAAATAAAGGTCAAAATCTTTAAGAAATTTATTAAGACCTAAAGTATCACTCAAACAAATACCGAGTTCACCACGATATTCATCTGCCCAGGTTTGGAGAGCGACCTTTTGACTATCTTCAATTGGACATATTCCTAATCCCTGAAAAATTTGCACATACTCATGTGCAAAAGTCCCAATAGGTGTAAGGTTTAACTCTTTAGCAAGTAAAACATTACTGGTTCCAACAAAAACATCTTTTGTTAAATTATTTTTGAGAATATTCGTTACTGTCTTATGCCAGGCACCACTAAAAGAACGACGGGTTCCGAAATCAACTAACTTAAAAACATTTGTAGTGTTTTCATTCATATAGTTGTTAAGAGTAAGAATTTTATCGTATAAACGAGTTGTACCATTTCCATATACCAGCATACTGTTACGCATAATATTTCTAAAATATACTTCATTAACAATTCTCAATACCCAAATTTCAAATGGCATAGTTTGAAGAATTGGTCCATCAAACCATATATCAAGAACACCATCTGTTATATCAACATGGATGAACCGTCTTTTGGGGCGATAATCTTCCATAAAATCTACATAGTCATCTGTAAGGAATGGTAGTGTTCTTAGATATTGAATTTCACTTTCATTAAGTTGAAGAGTGCATAGATGATCGAATTCTTTTTCGATTTCATCTTTATATGGAACTAAATTAATATTGTTTCTACATTTAAATCTATACTTTGCATATGCACCAGGAAACTTGTGAAGCACAATTTGGTGCATAGTAAGTTTGTACAGATCGGTATCCAAAAGTGAATTAATTACATAATGCATTATATACTCTTTTCAGTTTAAGTTAATATTCATAATTTAACATAATATATTATAGAAATTCAAAAGTCAATAGTTATATTACACCATATTTTGAAAATGTTCTCATAATAGAATATGCTACTTTCCCAATACTATTCGTTGTATCGTTCAATAGAGCACCTATTTCGTCCTTATTGAGGATATATGTATCGATGTCCTCGGATGCTTCTAACTTGTCTTTATTAGGCTCCCCTGACACTTTAACATATGCCAAGTGTACTGCTTCATCGGTAAGTCCCGCAGAACTGAGGACAGCAGGAGAGATATGTAAAATCTCGTCAACTTTAAGACCTGTTTCTTCCTCCAGTTCTCTACGAACTGCATCTTCGGGTGACTCGTCTTGGTCTATGAGTCCCGCAGGAAATCCTATTTCATAACCTTTGATTGGCACACGGTATTCTTTTGTGACAACCAATTTATTATCATCGGTGATTGCTACTATAACAACAGCCTTAACACCTTTAGGTCTACGAACCCACCACCATTGAGATAAATGATTTTTCTTATTCACATAGTTAGTCACTACCATTTCAAGAAATTTAGTTTTCTTGAGAACTTTTGTACTTATCATTTTCATAGTTGTTTCAACTCCTATATAGGTTGTATTTTTTGATATACTCGAACACACTCGGACTACACATATCATCAAAAAAATTATCAGGAACCCCATCATCAATATTTTTAATGATGTCCCGAATCTTACTTGATGAACAATCAGAGAATTTATTTCCGATGTTTACGATAATGTGCGGTTCCTTATTACACCAGTCGAGATCATTAATATTAACATCTCCACGATTAACAACAATGAACGGTATGCGATTTATTAATTTGTCTGAATACTTGAATGTATGAATAACTTTAGCATTATCAGCACCAACAATAAAGTAATATTCTATATTGTGATTGAATATATCATTTCGTTCTTGATGTAAATATTTATCAATAAAATCATATGTACATGTAGACATAGAATTATGAATCTCAAATGTATTAATCATTAAACTTTTACTATATTTTGAATCTTTAATAGCCTCACTAATTAATTCTATTCTGTGTTTAGGTGAAGCATTATACGATTTACCGTGATATGATACATACGACGGAGTAAATTGAATTATATCCAGGATTCCTAACTCTAATAGTTTTTCAGCAACATGTATGTGACCATTATGAATAGGGTCGAAGCTTCCACCAAATAATCCAATACGAAAGTTTTCCATAATACTTCCTCCAATATATTATGTTTAAATATAATTGATTTCACATTAAAAGTCAAGAAAATATATAAATATAAAATAATGAAGGACAGTGGGTTCGAAACCATTTCTTTACTGGCTTAAAGATTACTTCATTTCACACATACCTCGGCCAGGAGCAAATATGGGTAAAAATATTACTACTAATGAATTTATTAATAGAGCGATACTAATTCACGGTGATAAATTTGGATATGATGAATCAATATATATTAATGCTAAATCAAAAATTAAAATATTTTGTAAACAATGTAATACATTCTTTTATCAAACACCGTCACATCATATACATAGTGGGCAAGGATGTCCTAAATGTTCAAATAGGGATATGACTACCGAAAAATTTATATTTCGATCAACACATATACATGGTAATAAATACGATTATACAACTTCAAAATATATAAATGCTAAAACAAATATACAAATATATTGCAATACATGTAAAGAGCACTTTTATCAAACTCCCGATCATCACTTAAATAGACGTGATGGGTGTCCAAAATGTAGAAGTATTTCAAATGGAATATCTAAAAGATTATCATTAAATGAAATTATATGTAGAGCAAAAATAGCCAATTTTGATAAATACGATTATAGTATCACCGAGTATGCAAAAACACACGATAAACTACGATTTATATGCCCTATACATGGTATAGTAGAACAATATACTTGTCACCACTTAAAAGGTGTTGGTTGTCCAATATGTAGAGAATCTAAAGGGGAAAACCGTATAAGATTATACTTAAAACAAAATAATATACAATACCAAAGAGAAAAGAAGTTCGAACAGTGTGTTAATATTAAACCATTATCCTTTGATTTTTATATACCAATATTAAATATGTGTATAGAATATGATGGGGAGCATCATTTTCAAGAAATATTATATAACGGTAAATGTATCCCATTATCAGTAAGAAAAAACAGAGATAATATAAAATCAAAATATTGCCAAGACAATAATATTAAATTATTGCGTATACCATATACAGAATTTAATGATATAGAAGACATACTAAAAAGGGAACTGTCATAGTTCCCTTTTGTTTAAATTATATCCCACCTATTCAATGATATTGGTATATATTTTTTGAACTCCGCAGATTTTCGACGGTTCGTGATAACATCATCAGGAAACTCTTTAGGATTTTGTAAAATGTAATCAACTTCACTGTATGATGTTTTACCTAGTTCATCAAGATCACCAACAGACACACCAAGCCCAGCTGTGGCAACACATTCGTAGCAATACTTAACAGCCAATATTTCTTCATTAGATTTCAGTTCATATTGGATTAACCATTCACATAATTCATACACTTCACTCTTCCATAATCCAACAATAGGTTCATAATCAACTGATCCATCACCACCAGCAACAGTGTAATATCCAAGTTCATATTCCGTTGCATTTGTTGTACCAATAACCATTCCATTATTAGCATATGCAAGATTATAAAGGTATAAGCCATTTCTCATTCTTGCTTTAAAATTTCCATGACGAACACGAGTTCTATAATCATCTTCAAATGTGTATGGCATATCTTCCAAGCCATTAATAGTATCACGAATAACTTTATACATGTCCGTCAAATCTACCTCTTTAAAATCATCACAAAACAACTTTCCAACTGCACGAGCACGATCAATTTCATCTTGTTTGTTTGTTTCAATAATAATAGATCGACCAATAAGAGGGATACCTAGTTCACGACACACAGGTCTAGCCAAAACACTGACAAGGCACGAGTCCACACCCCCACTCACACCCAATACAAGAGATTTTAAACCACTTTTCTGAAGGTATGTTTTGAGTTCAGTTCGGATGTTTGATGTTACAATTCCATAATTCATAGTAACTTCCTTTGCTTTTGATCTATTAAGACGTTCTTCAATTTTCATACTAATAATTTCACTACCTAACAGACCATGATATTTTAATCTATCTTCTTCAGTTATTGGATATATGCCCATGTCAACTAGTCGTTTATGTCTTGTTTCATAACTCATAACTTATCTCCACAAAAAAGGCGATTCCATAACATTAACACCTTTAGAATACAATACATTATACATATTTTTCCTACCAGGAGGATTTAACGAATGAAGTATAACTGCTTTTAGTGGTATACCATTTTCATTATTCGCAATCCATTCAGCAACTTCATATCCCGTTCCTGGACCAGAGGAGGACATTATTGTTCCTCCTAAATCATGGTCCAAAAATACATAGTCAAACTTATTAATTTTAAGCTCATCAATAGCATCAGTCGATGTATGAACATGGACAAGATTTTCGCTTGCATATTTCTTTGCAAACTGTTCATGTCTATTATCATCATCATCCAAAATAAGTATTTTACGCACTCAACTCTCCTATAACTTCTTTAGTGGTCAAAAATCGAAGATTCTTAAATTTTTCACCATATTCCTTAAACTTATCCAAAATAAAATCTGTTAGATTATTTACTGCATCAGTAACCAATACAACATTATATTTGGCTCGTGTCAATCCGATATAGGTGTTCAGGATATTTCCTTTGTAGTTGTTGCCTATAAGATACACTTCACCAATATTATTTGTGCGAAGGTATGTCATAAAGTTATCCGGCTGACCTTCAACCGTATCCCATATATCATCACCATTTTTTTCGAAATTAACCTGGTAACAGTCTTGCATAAGGTTCATATCCATTCCGTGACGAGTTATAGGAACATTATAGTATAATTCGTCATCAACAACAATAGATGCAAACAACTTCTCGGTTATAGCATCTGGACTGTAATATGTTGTGCTTGCTACATAATGCCCATTTCGTATTGCCTCAGCCAATACACTTTCAATATTCGGAACTACATCGTCCATCGGCACGACTTCGTATCCCTTTTGTGTGTCTTGATCAAATATAAGTTTATTCATTTTCAGGTTCCTCCAATATGGTTGACGCAACATTTATTAATTCTTTAGACTCGGCTGTACTAATTATATTCATACATGGATCCTTAAAAACATCATAGGTTGGTTCTTCCAATAATGCAGACGCTGCATCAACTAATACTTTAGGCGTAAGAATACTGTTGCCCCGTGTCATATATTTATCCAATATAGACGTCTGTACAATTTCATAAATATGCATATCAATATATTCTCTATCTTGAGTGAATACAGGGATATCATTATCAACAATAATCTCTCTTCTATATCCAATACCAGAAACTTGTATTGTTTTAGATGGGACAAATGAATTAGGATCATCATATACGGGTTCACTTCTAACAATTCGTTGATAGTTAACACCACGATAAACACACCCACCACGCTTAAAATACGTATCAACATCATTCCAATTGATATTTTTCTCAAGCATTAGTTTGTCTTGCACTTGGCTGGTATTTTTACCATGCATTTCCTTGTGACCAAATTCTTTTTGACCCAATCCTTGAATTGAATTTCGGGTGGCATCATTTTGGCGCCAAATGAAATAATTACACACCTCTTCTTTGGGTAAATTAAATACACGGGAATCAAAAAGTCCGAAATCAACAACTTTTTTAATTTCACTAATATTACGATAAATCTCATTAAATTTAGCAGTTGCCATAGACGCAGATACCGATGCAATTTTTTGAATATTATTATCGAACCATGCTTCTGTTTCCAGTGTATTATAATCAATTAGTAGCAAACTGATTTCATCTGACTGAACATATGCTAACTTACAACCCATAATGTTTTCAACAAGATATTCTGAAACTTTCATCATGATATCTTTAAAATCATTATCATATGGTTTGTCCATCTTACTCGTGAGAGTGGAAAATGCTTTTCCGTCCAACCTAATAATTACAGGTGTTCGTCTAATAAGTTTGTTACGAGTAACATTCTCGTATTCTTTCATGCGGTCACCCAACGATGTTTTATCCATAAACCCTCCTATTAATTTACTATAATATATATTATGGAAAATAAAAAGTCAATAATTTTTATAAAAGTGAAAAGAATTTATATAAATATTTGTATAATACCTTTCACTCATTAAAAAGAGGACATATGAAATGCCAATATTGTGAAACTACGGATATAACAAAATTTAAATCTAATATCAAAAGACCAAATAGGGTGGCAACATGTGTGGAATGTAAAAAGAAAAAGAAAAAAGAATATGATTCAGCCAATTATTTGAAAAATCAGATACAAAAAAAAGAATATGTAAACACATATAGAAATGAAAACAAAGAAAAAGTTGCAGAACAAAAACGAAAGTATTATAGT